CTGTCGCCATGAGCTTTACCTCTCAAGTAGGAACCAGGCAGAGCGTCTGCCAGTCCGATCAAACCGGTGTGCCATGCGGGCACGACTCAACTTTGATACATCAATTATCTCACACTGCTGTACAAATGTCCAGCAGAAAATTTAGAATGCAGAATGAAGAATGCAAAATGGGGCGGAAGGTCTCGTTGTGTGATACTTCGGTTGTGTCGCTGAGAGACATTTGGCAGGTGTGGCGTGGATAGGATCGGCTATAGTTCTGCACAAGTGATTGCACGGCGACTTGTAAGAAAAACAGGTTTCGTTACAAATACAGGGTTGTTTCTATAACGGCGTTCCCGAGCGGGTATACGCCAAAAGCGGCTACAGAGGCGCCGCCCATTTGTCGTCCCGCAAGGGTATAGATCGGGAACATGGCTTTACACTAAGCCGGTTAGTGTCGCGGGATGTTTACCTTGGCGGCGGCAGGTGAACCCTTGCTTCATTTATGGCCGATAGTTCAAACGTGGCTTGAACTACGGCGCAAAACCTACTCTAAGCGCGAGGCTTCGGCGCGGCGGGTTTCGAGGGTGTCCCACAGCTCCTGCAGGGCGTTGAGCTGGCCGGCGGCGTGGGCGAGGTAGCCGGGTTCTTTGGCGGTGGCCATGGTGGCGACCAAGGTGCGGATGTCGGAGATGCTGTCCTGCAGCTCCAGCATGACGGCGAGGTAGGCGGGCGGCGCTTGGTCGCGGGAGAAGGCGAGGGCGCCCTCGCGGTCGAAGTCTTCGCTGACGGTGTAGAGGTCAGTGGGGATGGTTTTGGTTTTTGTGAACATAAGTTAGGGCGGCGGTGGCAGGAATCGACACCTGCTGTTGTCACATATTCTAATGTTATTTTGTGACGCTCCGCTGTCCGGTCGCGTGTCCCTCCACGCCGCACCGCCATGAGCTTTATGATGTTTGTGTTCGGGGTTTGCGAATGGCGAATGGGTTAGGGCATCGTTCGTGATGCTTTAGCCGCGGCGCATTACGATGATCTCCAGGGCATGGATGGCATTCTGCAGGTGCGGGCCGCATTCTCGGCAGGCAGGGCCGAGGTGGGTGTCGTGGCCGTGGATGTCTTGGATACGAAGCGGCTTGGCACAGATGCCGCAGCGCGGGATGTCATTGCCGCGGCGTCCGGGGCGCAGGCGGCTGGGCGGGGATGGCGGCGACATGGTCATCAGTAGCTTCCTCCTCCGGTTGATCGCAGGATGTCGCCTTCGACGTTGATGGCGTCGGAGAGGCAAACGTAACGAATTAAATCTACAAAGTCCTTGTTCGCTGAGCGCTTGCCGTCCGCGCCCGTATACGTCTGGATGCAGTGAATGACATTCTTGCAATTCTCGCTGATGTAGAGCTTCGGCTGGTTGCGCGCGTCCACCGGCTTCTCGGGGTTGTATGACAGCGCATCGTTAATCATGCTGACGCCCTCATCGATGCTGTCGCCCGGAGTTGCCGTGAAGAGCATGCCGAGGTCGGCCATCTCGTCGATGAGGGTCGTTGGGGATTCCTTGCCCAGCGTTCGGGCGTTGCCGTAGCGCGAATCCATCCAGCGCTCAAAGATTTCCTCACCGCCTTCGACGCGCAAAATCTCGTCCTTGTAGCGCTCGAGGCCGAAGCCGAAGTCCTGCTGCGCGGGTCCGGGCTTGCCGTCGAGCTTCTTGCCGTCTGGCAGCGCCCACTCGCCAGCGTAGCCAACGCCTTCGATGTAGTCGGTCTGGTTGGGCCACTCGCGGTAGACGACAATGCGGCCGGCGGTGTCATGCACCGTCCAAATCATCGCCCAGTTTTTGCCGCTCGCCGGATCGACCCAATGGTAGCGGGTGCCTTGCGGGACATCCGAGGCGCGGATGACGTGGGCCTTGGGATTGAACAAGGGGAAGCGGCCGCTGATGGCTTTGGTTGGTACGCCGTAAGCGCGGCACAAAATCTTTTCCTTGGTCTCGCTTTGCAGCTCTTTCTTCATCCGCGACCAGCCGGCCCAGGGATTTGACTGCGTGTGGAAGTAGAGGATCGGGCGGCTTTTCGGATTGATCTGCTCGATGGGCACTTTGTCGTAGCCGGAGATCTCGCCCTTGTCGTTTTTGAGTGGGAGCAGCTCGGCGTCCGTATCGGTGATGGTCTTGGCGCCGCTCAAGTAGTCGGCCACGGTCGGCGACCAGCCTTGCACCGGGGTAAATGTGACGGCCAACTTGCCGTTTCGGTCTATGAGGCGGAAGCGGAGGGTTTCCAACACATCGAGCGGGACCAGCTCGTCGCACCATGCAAAGTCGATCTCGCCGCCCTCAATCGTGCTTGGGTCTTGCGCGTAGTTGCGGAAGATGCAAATGCTGCCTCCTGACGGCGTCACGAACTTCGATTCTGTGAAGCCCCCCTTAACGCTATACGTTATATTTACGACCTGCGATTTGCGGGCATTGCGCCACTCCGGCGGCATGTATTTCCAAATTCTGGGTTGCTGCAACTCAATGGAGTTGGGCGCCGTGGTTTGAAAGCACCAGACGACTGCTCCGGGTTTGCTGTAGAGCGTCTTGATGACCTCCTTGGCCGCCCACTCGGTTTTGCCGCTTCTATTTCCGCCCATGACAAGGATCTCGCGGTGTTTTTCCAGCAATTCGGACGCGCGTTTCCACACCGGCGGGATGTAGCCATAGCGGAACGGGTCTGATGCCTCGCGGGCGATCAACTCTTCGCGTGTTTTTAAGTATTTCCAGCCCTCGTCCGGTCCCAGTTTCTCGAGCAAGTCGAGATCGACCTGCATGACCGGGTGCGGTGTGGGCTTGAAGCGTGTCTGGTGCTCGTTCACGAAATAGATCGGGCGCCGGCCGGTGCGTTTGCGCAACGCCAGCTTCCCCAAGCCGTTGGTTAAACCGGCGCGGCGCCCAAATTTTTGATGTCCATCGTGGGATTCTCCAAAACGACGAACTGATCGCTGCGCATGTAGCGCGTCTCGCCGGTGTCCTCGAGGATCACGGCGTAGATGTTGTTGAAATAGGCTCCCTGCGACTCCACATACCACACCGAGCCAAGACCGAGCGGGGTCTTGACGGGAACGGGGCGGGCGAATTCGTGAATCATTGGAAATTTATAATTTGAGATTTTAGAAAGATTGCCGGGAACGGTGCTGCAGCGCCTTTTCAGCACGCGGGTTGCCAATCTTGCGGCACACCATACGGTGACCTCCCGAGATCGATGTGGCGGGTCGAAGCCCTGCTTCACTGCCGCTCATCCGTGTAACCATGCTGCCCGGACAAAGAGCGTGCAGGCGCCCCGCTCGTTTCGCTCGGCGGGGCTGGGCATGACGGAATGCTCCGCGGGACCACACCACATGGAATCCCGGCGAAAGCCCGATTGAGCCTGCAGGTTTAAAGTCATTTGGATTGTTTGCGCTTGCGCGCGGCGAAGGCGGCGGCGAGGGCGGGCAAATTGTTGCTGGCGCGGTCGCGGCCGACTTCATTGTAAAGTTTGATAGCCTGCTTGAGCTTGGCCTTGATTTCTGGCGTGTCGGTCGGATGACTCGTCAGGTCGTACATGTCTCGGGGCTTAGTCATAAATGGTTACCCTCCATAGCCCGATTTGAGCCACCGCATAGCCCAACCAAATCAGACTATGCCAGTAGCGGTGCTGGATGAGGCCGAGGTCGATGGCGACAGCGAAATAAATGAAGCCGACCAAGGCGATAAGGGCGCCGGAGGTCATCGGCGCGCTTTGGCGGTCTTGGCAGATGCGCGGAAGGCTTTGGCGGTGGGCGCGCCGGCGGAACCGGGCTTGCGCATGCGTTCACCGCTTCCGGCGGCGATGCGGGCTTTTTTGGCGTGGATGTTTGCGTATAGTCCTTTTTTCATGGTTTGTTTTTTCGGATGGCTTCTCGGAAAAGGTATTGGATCAAGTAAGCGCCGGTTTCTTCGTCGCTGCTGGTGATGTGCTTGAGGAAATCCTGCACAACGTGATACAGCTCATGGACGAGCGAACCGGTGTCTGCGGCGTCTTCGATCCAGACGACCGCTTGGCTGCCCAAGCACATCGCCCAAGCGGCGTCGCTGTCGTCGGGCTGGTTGTCTGGGTCTTTGGGGTCAAGCTGGAGAATGTTCGCACACCGCCGGATCGCCGATGACTGCGGGGTTCCGCAATAGAACTCCACAACCAGACCGAAGGTCTGTTCTCGGATGACGAACCGGCGGGTGCGTTTCATTTAGGCGGCTTTTTTGAGGCGCAGGTTCGCGTAGTGCAGCGCGAGGCGGGCTTTGAAGTTTTCCCACAGCGGTTCTGCGGAGAAGATCCAGGACACCTCGAAGTCATCCGGTGACTCTTTGCCGATGCGCACGATCCCGCGGCGCTGGACCTTCATGTCGGGGCGGTTCTCGTTCCATAATTGTTCGTAGCCAGCCAACTGGATCTTGTGCGCAGGGACGATGGCCTTGCTGGTCTTCCAATCCAACAAGACAATCTTGCCGTCGCGGTCGCGCGCGGGGGCGTCGATAGTGCCGCCGAAGAGGAACTCTTCTGAGACGAGCTGCACTTCCGGCTCGATGACGGTGAAGCCCTCGCTGTCCCACCAGCGGCGGAAGTTGTTGTAGGCGATGGTGGCTTTTTCAACATCCGCCGGGGAGAACTCGGCAAGATCCGGCTCATGATTGTGCAGAAAACACTCAATGAGGAAGTGCGCGATGGTCCCGATGTCGGCGGCCTTGTCGCGCACCTTGCGGTAGTCTTGGCCATCGCATCCTAATTTCCACGCCCAGTGGATCAACCCGCTGCTGTCCTCGCCGATCTTGGCGATGGTGCTGGCGCCGGGAACGTCGGTGCCGTCTTTGAGCGGATACTTCTGGTGGGCGCGGGTCTTTTCGAGGCGGACGATTTTGCGTCCGTCCTCGGTGAAGCGATCCGGCTCAACGGGCTTGGCGGCTTTGGAAGGGGAGCGGCGTTTTGCCGCCCCCCTTTTGACTGTGGTGTTTTTCGCTGGCATAGGGTTACCAGGTGATCTCTTCGTCGTCGGTGCCGGTCTTGCGTGCGGCGGGCTTGGCTTCCGAAACGTCGAAGCCGTAGGCGGTGGCGCTGCCGCCATCGCCCCAGGTGACGAGGTCATGCACCATGACAGCCTTGGGCTGCAGCGTGATGCCGGCGCCGAGCGTGCCCGTGTACCAGCAGTAGGGCACGACCGCGACTTGGATCTTGCTGCCGCCGCCGATGTTGTCGGTGATGATGTCGCCGGAGGCGTTGAAGAGCTTGGGTGCGCGGCTATAGGTCTCGCCGGCCTTGTCTTTGCCGACCGCTTTGACCTTGAGCTTGAGCTGGACGAGTCCGTCGTTGTCTTCCCACGGTGCGGCGTGGAGCTTGAGCTTGTCTTTTTTCAGCTCGGCTTTCTTCTCGGCGACGAACGCGGAGAAAAGCTCCTCGGCTTGTTTGATGAACGGTTCGGCTTCCTCGGCGGTCAGCTCGAGGTTGACTTTGAACACTCCCACGTCGTCGAACTTGGTGTCGGGACGATTGAGGTGAGGGTAGCGGGCGATGCCCACGGGTGTGGTTAGGGTTTTGTTTGGCATATTTATGCGTTGGTTGGTGTTTGGTTTTGTGTTGGGACTAAAAAATCGGAGCGGCGAAGGATGGTAAGGAAGTCAGCGGCGCGCAGCGTGATGAACCACTCCTCGCCGTTGCGCTTGTGGGCGACGACCGGGAAGAGCTTGGCCTTGGCATCGCGGATGGCTTGGGCCATCCAGTCGCGGATCTTGACGACCTGGCAGAACTTCACCTCAAAGTGGAAGTCGGGCAGGCACGGGCAGACGACGTCTGGCGAATCCCCAAGCCCGCTGAACTGCTGCCCGCGCCTAATCCCAGAGTCTCCGAAGGCTTCGCGCAACTCGTCGCGCCACATGCGCTCTCCGCGGGCGCCTTTCGCGCGACTATTCACCAATAACCTCCTTAATCGCTTTTGTGCAGACATCGCACTTGTCTGTGCCGTGAAAGTCTTCCATCGGATCTAGCTTTTCATCGACCATTGCTCCGCACGGCCAAATCCAAAGCCCGTCTGAGAGATACGCGCGAATGTCTTGAAGCACGCGCATGGTTTCCCTGTCTCCAGCGGCATCCCACGCTTGATGATAGCGGCTATTCATTGATGGCCTCCCAAAGTTGTTTCGCCGGTGCGTAGACGGAGCCGTCGCTGTCGCTGGTGCGTCCCGCGGGTGTTGTGCCCTCGAAGCGGGTGAGCGAGGGACGCCATGTGAGGTTGAGCGTGCCGGTGCGGCCGGCGCGGTGCTTGGCCACGATCAGCTCGGCGTCTTGGACTTCCGGTTCCTCGTCTTGCACGGCGTAGTAGGCGGGACGGTGGATCAAGCAAACGATGTCGCTGTCCTGCTCGATGCTGCCGGATTCGCGGAGGTCGCTAAGTTTGGGGCGGTTGTCGCTGCGGTTTTCCGCTTGGCGGTTGACCTGGGCGGCGGCGACGACAGGGACGCCTAACTCCATGCTCATGGCTTTGAGGCCGCGGGAGACGAAGCCGACCTCATTTTCGCGGGACTGGGCGCCGGAGTGGCTGACGAGCTGCAGGTAGTCCACGAAGATGCACTTCACACCCCAGCGGCGAACGGCGAGGCGGGCGCGGCCGCGGATGTCCAAGAGGGTGAGGCCACCGCGGTCATCAACGTAGAGCGGCTCGCTGGCGAACTGGGTGGCGGCGTCCATGATGCGGTGCTTAATGCTGGCGGTGAGGAAGCCGTTGCGGATGATCTCGGTGTTGGTCTCGGCGCGGCCCAGGACAACGCGGGCGGCGAGTTCGTTCGCCGGCATCTCAAGGCTGAAATAGACGACCGGCACGCCGCGGCGGGCCATGTTGTCCGCCATATTCAACATTAGTGCGGACTTACCCATAGCAGGGCGGCCGGCGATGATGGTGAGCTGGCCTCCGCGGAGTCCGCCGGTGACTTGGTCGAAGTCGCGGATGCCAGTCTGCAGGCCGAGTTTTTTGCCGCCGGCCATGAGGCTCTCTAGCTCTTCGAGGAGGCCCGGGACGATGGCGCTGGGGGCGCGCATGCTGTCGGTGGCGGTGGTGAGGCTGAGGCTGAGGACAGACTCGCCGGCTTGCTGCAGAACGCTGTCGGCATCGCTGGCCATGTCTTGGGCGGCGGCTTGCATGCTGACCGCGGAGTCAATGATGCGGCGGCGGGCGTGGAGGTCGCGGAGGGTCTGCGCATGGTACTCGACTGCAGCGGGACCGCCCGCGGAGTTGCCGAGCATCTCGGTGAGGGCGCCGGCGCCGCCGACCGAATTTAGCTTGTGCGCCGCATCGATGCGCTGAGTCACGGCGATGACGTTGGGTGTGCCGCCGGACGCGCGGACCTCGGTGATGGTCTCGAAGACCAGCCGGTGCGCCGGCGTGAAGAACAGGTCAGGGTGGAGGCCGCTCACCTCATCGATGAGATTCGGCTCGGCCATAAGGCTGCCGAGCACGGCGCACTCGGTGGCGGGCGATTGGGGAACGGTGCGTTTCATTTAGGCGTGTCCTCCATCGTTGTCGTCGTCACTGATGATCATCAGCAGGATCAGCATGAAGGCGACGAGCATCACTTGGGTCGCTATGACAAAGACGCTGCTCATTTTCTTTGGCCCTCCGGCGAAGTGCTGCGCGTCGTGCAAGCCAGCGGTCGCAGGCTGCATCGACGAGACAAAAAGATTCCAATAGCCATGGCGTGATGTGGTGTTCGGGCGGTGGTGGTTCAGTTGCCATGACGTGGGACGGCTTTCTGTCGTGGCGTGATCTGTTGGCATATGTTGGCAGATGTTGGCATGAGGGGCAATGTTTTTTTGGGGTTTTTCGGCGAAAAAATGCGGTCGAAATTGGCGCGGTATTTGGCGCCATCTACGGCCCGCGGAGTATCGCCTTTGCCGGCGCTCATAGTTCGTACGCCTCCCGCTTGACGCCGCATTCTTCCCAGAATTGCTTGCGGTGCCATTCCTCCATTTTTTCCATGCCCTCCATGGCCAGCTCGTCCTCAACGATGCGGGGCAAATCCCAGCTCATCGGCAGGTGTTTGACGCGGGCGCGGGCCTCAAGGCGGACTTCCCGCGGAACCCGCTTGATCTTGCCGGGGATGCAGAGATCAAGCAGGAACCGGCGGGCAGATGCGATGGCGCGGGCCTGCTCGCAGGGCGTGCTCATAGCGGTTGGGCAGCCTCAAGGAGCGCCTCATGCTTGTCGTGAGCCACGTCCTCCGACAGTGCGGCGCACCGCTCCAAGACGCGCCGGAGGCGGTTGACGCGCTTGATGAGCTGCCGGTTCTCCGCCTGCAGGTCGGTGATCTCAGCGGTGTGCCGGCGGTCCGCATCGCGCATAAACTCTAGCTCCGCGGAGGAGTCAAAATTGTGGCCGAAGCCGACTTCGCCCACAACCAAGTCAGGGATCATGGTGGTCATTAGGCGGCCCTCCGTTGGCCGATGGCGGCGCGGCCGAAGAGCCATTCGCTGCGGCGGAAGTTGGCGCCGGTGATCAAGCCTCGCTTGGCTAGGAAGCGGTCGCAGGCTTTCTGCATGAGCAGGTGGTTGATCCGCGGGAGGCCCGGAACGCCGCGCTCAACCTCGGTGATGCAGCCGTTTTTGAATTTCATTTGCGGGCCTCCTCGAGCTGAATGGCCAGTTGAGCGACCAGTGCGCGCAGGACCATGACGGTGCTGATGGCTTCGTCGGCGATCTGCTCAAGGTATTCGACGTTGACGTTGAGGTTGGTTTTCGGCGCCTTGGGGGCGCTCGCCTTTTTCTTGGTGCTTTTGGCGGGTTTCATAAAGATTTAGGGAGTATTAAGGATGGGGTCGGACATTTGTTGGGATACCCCTTTGGATTCTTGGGAATACATAGCTGCGACTTGGTCGAGGAGTTCCCAGTTGTCAGGCTGCCTTGACTCTAAAGCTCGGCCTTGCGGAGCGGCCTTTCGCTCGTTGGGCGGGGTAAAGGTCGCGCGGATTCTGTCACCCATTTCTTGCCTGCTGAAAAAAACAAATTGCTGCGTGTCCGCCAAATGCACGGCGAGGACATCAAACGCAAACTTGTGGTACGGTATAAATCCTTGCGAGTAGTCCTTGCGGCCACAGTTTATATAGTAAGTAGAGCCACCGGATTTGTTTGGGCGGCCAGACCTCTTGACTTGCACAACAACCGGACGGCCTTGTGGCTTTTTCAGAATAACATCAAAGTCTCTGCCCTTTCCGCGTGCTGATGCAACCAGCCAGCCGCGCGTCATTGCCTCAATTTCAAAAAGCATTTCGCTAAGATCGCCTTTGTCGCTTTTGGACAATTGCATTCCGCCCTCCGTCACCTCGGAGTGCTCGCCATCGGTCAGCGCAAACAGGGCTGGCTGCGTCACGCTGCGTTCTCCTTTGCGAATTGCTCGCGCATCTCGGCGAGGGATCGCTCGAGGGCGGTTTGTTTGGGTGCGCCTTGGGGTGGCAAAGTGACGAGCTTGGGCGCGGTGGCCGGCGGATCGATAAAGACGCCTCGCCAGCCGTGCTTCACGCTCTTGCGCAGGGCTTCGACGGCGGCGGCCTCGTTGACGGCGGCCAAGTCATCGATGATGCGCTTGGCGGCGGTGGGCGTGAGCGGGGCTTTGATTTCGCGCCGGTGTTGGGCGAACTCGGCCCAGGCGCTGGCGAGACCGGGGCCGTGAGGCAGGGGCAAGGATGCTGGGTCGAATTTGGGAGCGGTGGCGCGTTTTGGCTTGGGTGCTTCCTTTTCCGAGGAAGAAGGTAGCGAAGGCGACGAAGTCGCCGGAGCAGGCGCGTCAGCGCCTTTATTACGTTCCTTTATGTTCCTTATTGTTGGGGTCTCATTCTGACACCACTTGGGTCTCATTCTGACACTACTTGGGTCTCTTTGTGAGACCGGTCTCATTCTGAGACCCATCTCGGCGGACACACCGGGGATCTTCCAAATCGATGCCTCGGCGCCGTCTCCAGCCAGCTTGCGGTGGCCTTTTTCGACCATGATCAGCTCGCCGCGGTCTTGCAGGCGGCGAAGGCAGCGGGCGACCGTAGCGCGGGCGAGGCGGGTCTTTTCCTCGAGCTTGCCCCATGAGCCAAAGCAGTTGCCCGCCTCATCGGCAAAGTCAGCCAAGGCCAGCAGGACAAGCCGGTCGGCGCCTTCCGCTGGCGACTGGGTCCAGACGTAATTGGTGGCGGCTACGCTCATTTGCGCCACCGGTTGCGGCGGATACCGTCGCGGTTCTCAAAGACGAGGCGGCCCTCGGCGTCGGCCTTGACGTACACGCATTTGATCCGCTCGCCGGCCGACCAGTCCGCGGCATTCTGCACTGAGCAGATCACCGGCTCCGACCAGTCGGGCACTGAGACGTAGAGGAGGCGGGTGTTGGGGATCTTCTTGGGGAGAACGGCGCCGGTCACTTGGTCGCCGGGCTGATAGCCGACCTGCTTGGCGACCGTCTCGGCGAGTTGCTGGTCGGTGACTGGGGTGGCTTTGAGGATGGCTTCGGGGGTTGGCTTGGCGGGTTCCGCGGCGACAACCTGGGCGGGTTGACCGATTGCTGACTTTGCTTTGGTGAGGATGTCTTTGATCATAGGTTAGGCTTTGAGCGCGTCTTCGATGACGTGCCAGTTGTTGAGGGTTGAAAGGTCGGTGATGGTTAGCTGCAATTGGCCAGCGATTGCTGGTAGGTGCCAAAATCGGAATGCGTCAGCCGGAGGGATGTAGACCGCCAAAATGTCGAAATCTCCAACCTCGTAGCGCCTGTATGGGTCAGCGTCTTTGCCTTCCTCGCGCCGCCTTGCCTTGCTATGACCGCCTCGCGCAGCTCCCACATATGCGCGCCACTGGCCCTTGTTCCACTGGGCTTTCTTGACCTGCACCGTCAGCGGTTTGTGCGGCGGCATCCAGATGATCACGTCCGCCTTCTGGCTATGGCCGATTGGCATCCAAGTGACAAAGCCGCGTTCTCTGGCGGCCTTCAGTAGGCAGATCTCCTCAAAGCTGCCGTCATTGCCTAGCGCGTTGTAATCAACCGGCTGCTTGGGAACCGTAACTTCCTTGACATCAAAGAGGTATTCGGGCGAGTCTTCGGCGATGATTAGCATGGCTTTTTATGAAAAATTTCGTAAGTCGCTATCGGTAGGGGGATTAAAGAAAAATGAAAACGTCTTACCGCCCCCTCCCGTCATGACCCGTCTCATTATCAGTTCAATTATACATGACTCATGTAGGGGTGGCGTAGTCAGATGAGACCTTCTCTGTTGTCTCAACAACGCGCAATCTGCGATAGACTCAGCTCTCATATTATTGAAGCGGCTCAGTCTCAATCTCAACAACGGCATCCGGCAATGCTGCAGCCTTTTGCTGCTCGCGCCCTTCTGGGCCGACCGGTTCAAACGCCACATCGATGACCTGGTCGGTCTTCCGCAAGCCGCTCACGAAGTCCTGCCAAGCATCAGCCGCGGGTGCCATCACATGCTCCACACGCTGCGTGGGGTTGCCCGATAGCAACTCGCTCTTCTCGCTTGCGATTGCAGAGAGCACACTTAGTGCTTGGTCTTTCATATCCGGCAGGCGCTCAAATAGTTCTGCCGTGCCGATCGCTGCCAAAGTCTTCCAGTTGTTCGCCGCGATCTGTCGTGCCTTCTCGAGCATCTCCGGGCGGTTTCGCACCAAGGCAACCACAGTGTGGTAGCTGCAGTTATAGGCTCGGCAGATCTGAGTGACAGGAACGCCGGCAACGTGGGCCGCCATAATCTTCTCAACCTTGGCCTCGGGCACTTCCATGCCAGTTGTGCCCTGGACCTTGACGATCTCGCGGCCGTCTTCGGTGGTGATGACTTCGACCTTCTTTCGGTTAGTCGATTTGCGTGGTTTAGATGTCGTCCGCGGTCTTGCCATAGTCAGTCAATAAAAACGCCACTGCGGGGCAAATCGTGAAATGCCCTCTCTGTAGAAATCTCCCTTAGTTGGCGGGTCACATTCCGCATCACGCGCTGGGCGTCAGCCTTGGTGCCGAGCACCTTGAAAATCACCAGATGCCCGCCACAAACCGCCCAGGAGCACCGCGTCAGCTTCAGCCCGGAGCGCAGGTATTTTGAGGCCGCACCGATGCGCGACTGGATGCGCCACTCGTTGTGGGCGACCGGCCAAGCGCAGATAGGTGCCGCAGCCTTCATCTCAACCTCTCCCTGTAAGACTGCGTAAGATCATCCCATTCAAATCCCTTCGGCGCCCGCAGCCGCATCCAGCCATCCCGCAGCGCATACCAGCCCTCGAGCTTGTAGTTGTACTCCCAGCTCGACGGCGTGTTGTGCGGCGCGGTCGCCCGCCAAGACGCCGCGGAGCAGCCTGCAAACAATGTGCATGCCGTGGCGAGGGCGAGCGGCTTAATCACTTGCGCTTCCTCCAGATACGCTCGGCCAAGGCCAACGCTACCTTCGCCGGCAGGCACGGCCGCTCGCCGTGATACACCTTGGCGCCGGTCTTCTCGTTGTCCCGGGCGGCGAGCCATTGGGTGACGAGGTCGATGTCGTGGGTGGTCATGGTGCTGCCTCCATCAGCTCGCCAACGAGAACTCGGAAAGCTCGCTCTGCGGTTGCCGGCACAACTCCATTGCCAAGGAGTCGCAGCTCATCGGTGCGATTGTCTGTGGAGACGTGCAGGACGGCATCGTCCAGCCGATGGGTAAGCCCATCAGCGTCTCGACCCAGCGTGGGTTCAGTTTGCCGGCCATTATGCTGGCCGTTTGCTCCGGTAAGTTCTGCCCTCGAGATTCCCATTGCTTGCAGGCTTCCGGTGTCGTTGCGCCCTTGTGGTCGCATGCGTTGGGCGTTGCCCACTGTTTGGTCTGACTGCTCAACGTCCCATGGCAATGCGCCCCGCGATCCGCATTCCTCGCTGCGAAGTTCGGATCGCTGTCCGGCTCGTTGGCTTTTGGTGTCAACCAGAGTTCCTGTTTCTTCGCCTCTTCCATCGCAACCTTGGTTGTTAAGAAAAGCTGCTT